GGGCGAACAAGGGGCTCAATCACAGGCGCACTGTCTGGGTGAACGGCGACGTTCTGCGCCAGATCAACCAACTGCAAACGCTCCTTGAAGGCGCGGTCCTCAATTCGATTATGCAAGTCACGCTCTGCCAATTCAGTGTCAGTCTTAACCTTCTCAGCATCCAAGCCGTAATTCTGCTCCATGGCCTGCTGTTCCAAGGTCAACTTGCTCTCGTCCAACATCAGCTTGCGAACCGCAATCTCAATGTCAGCGTCGGTCTTCTTCGCCTTGATCTGCGTCTCGTTCTTCTTGTTCTCAAGCTCGGCAATGCCCTTGAGGACTTCAGGCGGCGTCTTGCCCTGAGAACTGGCCGGCGCAAAGAACTGCTGCGGATTGCTCCAGCCCATCGCCTGCAAAGCCGCCGTATCAACCGCAATCGGGTCATACAAAGTCGGGTTGGCTGTCGCCAACTGCTTCAGAGCCATAACCTTCATGATGCGCTGAGTGTGGCTGGCCGTGTTTGGGTCAGCCTGCGGCACAAGGTCAACATCCTCAAGAGCACGCAAGAACGTCTCTTCGTCCCACTGATAAGCGGGCTTGCGGTTCGACTGCCAGAAGCTCTCAGGATGCTCCTTGAACACTTCCTTGAGCAACTGGAACTCCTGCGACTGAGCCGCGTGCAAACGCTTGTGGACCGCGTTCAGGATCTTCTGGGCCTGCTCAATCAGCGCAATCGTCGTGCCGACCGGGGCGTCCTGTTTGCCTTCGCCAACCGCCTGCTCTGAGGTTCCGCCAACGCGCATGCCGGTCTGCGCGATGTTCTCAACCAGAGACATCAAGCTACCGCTCGGATCACGGTAAGGGATCGGCATGATGGCTTGTTGCAGCGGCATACCGCCAGTCTTGACCAAGGCACCGCCGCCGGGAGGAATGCGGAAGATGTTCGTATTCTGGCGAGCGCCAGTGTCGGCCATCAAGAAGCCGGGGAACGACGCATACATGCCGGCGTCCAACATCTCACGCCAAGCCGCAGTGATGGCGTTCGTCGTGTTGCCGAGAATGTGCAACAAGCCGAGATCGTAGAAACCAAAGCCCGGATTAAACGAGAACTTCACAAAGCGGCGCTTGGCCTCTGGCATCTCTTTGTCGTCTTCGTCGTAGTTGCGAACGACAGAAAGAACTTTCTTCGTTGAAGCGTCAATCGTGACGATGTAGGGAATGTCTAAGCCGCTGACGCGGCCTTTGTGCTTGTGCTCGTATTCCTTAATGCTCAATTCGCAGTAGCATTCGTAAATCTCGCGGTCGCGATCATCCTGATTGGAAGACGACTGCGAGATGCCCTGCTGATTGAGCTTCTCGCGATCAACCGCATTGAGATCAGCGGCAAGCGGCGTAGACAATTCAATGTCGCGATAGACGCCCAGTATCTGCAAACGCTTTACAGTCGAAGGCTTCATGAAAGAACGATGCGTCACACGCTTGGCGTTGTGGAGATCGGTCGCGTCCCAGCTTACGATCACATCTTCCGCATCAACTGATTCGCTGATCGGGCGATTGCGAAGCGGACAGTAGTAAACCTTCTTAAACGCCGAGCCACCGAAGCCCAGCATCAGCAACATGCGATCCGTGTCAGGATAATATTCAGTCGCCGTCGAAGTCAGGTAGTGGTTCATATCGCGCTCAAGGCAATCAGAAAGCTGATCCTGCTCAAGCGTGGCGTTGTTGCTGTCGTTGCGGATCTTAATCGGGCCATCGGTCGGCAGAAGCTCGGAACGAGAGTTCGCCTGGAACCGCAAGCACGCCTCAAGCAGCAGAGGGTGACGAACGCGGCTGATACCCTCAACCGCAGCGCCGTCCGTCGCACCTTGCAGAGCCGGAAGCTCGACCTTCAAGCCTAACAGCTTCATGCCGTTGGCGCGGTCTTCGATCCACTCTTTGCGAGAGGACTTGTCGTCCTCGATGCCGCGAATCAAATCATCGGAAATGCGGCCAAGTTCAAGATCGTCAATTTTCTCAACGAGGTTGTCAAACCAGCCGCCGCGACTCTCGCGCTTGCCGTCTTCAATCGGTTTGCCGTCGAGGGACACCGTGATCGAGCCGTCGCTGTGCTCGATCTCAAGGATGTTGCCGTGCTCGTCAACCTTCGGAACGTCGCCGCCCTCCTGCGCCATCTCTACGATGATGTCCGAACCGGCCATGCCCGGCTCTTCCTCGGGCTCAATCAAACGAATGTTAGGGTTCAACCCCGGAACGAGAGCCATATGCAAATCCTTTAGACTGCCGGCGAAGGCTCCATCTCCTCGACAAAGAGCCGTATGCCTTCCTGGGCTGCGAAGGTATCAGACTTCTCCGAAAGTGTATAGACACGCTCCTGATCATAGGGCGGCTGGCCCGTCACCGTCACCCGGAAAACAGCCTTGGAAGCCTGATTTGGGGCCCAAACAACGTCTACAATCGCCTGCGCTAGAACCATGACTACACCGGGTAAATCGGAGGCAAATTATTGCTCTGTAGGTGCATATCCCCCTCCACTTGAGCCGTCAACTCCGCGCCACGGGTCAAGAGGCCTAAATCGCGCAAATGGCGCAGGGATTGGCTCACTGTATCGACCAAATCGTCGTGTTTGCCCTTGGGAAAGGTCGAAACCTGGGTGATCACCGTGTCAGCCCAGGTGCGGTCAGGGGCCCAAACCATGCCCTCGGCGAACAAATGCTGCACCGAATACAGCCGCGCCAGCTTGTCCTGGCCCTTGGGGTCGAGCAACTGCACCGCCCACGGCTCATAGTTAAACAGACGCCGAATTTCCTGCGCTACGCTGTGGCCGGCGGCCTTGTTCTCAATGATCAGCTTGTCGATCTTCATGTCCTTGCAGGTCTTCGCCACTTTCTGCACCAATTCATGCAGTTCCAGGCGCTCCTGCCAGCCGTTCATCAGCATCGCACAAGGCGCTTTCGTAGCGTAAGACCGCTTTGTCTCGCCGTCGTTCGCCTTGACGTTCTGAGCGACGATGTCGCCGCTGAAAATGCCCCAAACCGTCATCGCCGAGAAGTCGTTCTCAGTCTGCGTCGTGTAAGCCGTGTCGAGAGATGCGACGATGTATTCCAGCGGCGGGTAAGCGTCAGCCATCCACAACTGCCACCAGTCGCGCTTGATGATGCCGCCGCCCTTGGGCTCAGGACGCTGCTGCAATTGCCCCGCCGTCGCCCATGGCCCAAGCTGGCGCTCAAGCATCTTGACTTCAGGCTCGCCAAACCGCTCCGGCCATAGCAACTCGCCGGATTCCGTGCGCGGATCCTTCCAGCCAATCGAGGTGACGAAAGAACGCTCGGGTTCATATCGCATCGGCAGGCACAAGTGCGTCCAATCGCCAACGTCCTTCGACAGAATGTGCCCCGTCAGGTCTTCCTCAGACAGCCGCTGTTGGATGACGATGTATGCACCCGTCTTAGGATCGTTTAGGCGCGTTGACAGAGCGTTGTCCCACCACTCAATGGTGGATGTGATGGTCGCATCGGAAAACGCCTCCTGGGCGGCGTTGGGGTCGTCTACGATGATCACAGACCCGCCTTCACCCGTCAGGGCCGATCCGACAGACGTAGACAGACGCGAGCCGCGCTTGTCGTTGTCGAACCGCGTCTTGGTGTTCTGGTCGGAGACCAATCGAAAACGATCCTTCCACAGGCTCTGATACCACTGGCTTTCGATCAGGCGGCGACACGCGACAGAATCACGCAGCGATAGCTGCTGCGCGTATGATGCGTGAAGGAACTGCACACCCGGCCCGCTGGTCGGGCTGACGGTCTTCTGCGCCCAGGTCCACGCCGGAAGCGCAACGCTGGTCAGCGACGACTTGGCGCAACGCGGCGGGATGTTGATGATCAGGCGACGTATGTCGCCATCGACCACAGCCTGCAAATGCTCGGCCACAGCCTCAATCGGCCAGCCGTCAACGAACGGTGCCGCGCTCATGTAGCGCCACCCGCAACGCAAGAATGCGTAGAGACTGTCTTCGCAATCTGCGCGGTCAATATCGCGCAGCGTAGCCTCTATGTTGATCTGCTTGCCGTTGAAGTTGAGCGTTGTCATGCGAACCCTAATTCAAAGTGCGCTTGTCGCTTATCTCTCGCATAAACACATACATATTTGACATCTCCTTAAAGTATTCAGGTGATTTATGCGGCGGCAAATTAGCAAGGCACAGCATGTTCAGGAGCAGGGTCTCAAACCACATTTTGGCGTTCTCAATGCCGACCTCGTCAATCACGGACGTGACCATCTGATGGGAGCGCAGCATCATGTAGTCGTCGAGTTGGTTGTCGCTCATTCCGGTGTCTCCGCAGCCATCTCGTTGGCCAGCAAAAATGTAAATAATGTAGGCGGACTAAGAGAATCTACTATCCTTTTTTCGGCCATATCGGCATAAGCCGGGTTCAGTTCTATCAGGATAGATTTGCGGCCCAGAGACTCGGCTACCACGGCAGTTGTTCCTGCGCCGCCGAAGGGGTCCAGCACGGTCCCGCCGACAGGACAGCCCGCCTTGATGCACGGCTCGATCAAGTCCGGCGGGAACGTGGCGAAGTGTGCGCCGATGTATGGCTTCGTCGTCACAGTCCAGACGCTGCGCTTGTTGCGCCGCCCTGTCTCGTTTTGTACCCACTCTTTGCCGCTTTTTGTGCGACTTTCCTCACTATCATCATCGCCGTACTTATTACCCCCGAAGCGCGGCCCCACAGCCTTCATGTTGCCGTTCGTCTTTCCCGGCACCCTGTCGCTTCCGGCTTGTTGCGCCAAAGTCGGTTGCGCCAGCCGCGCAACGCTTGACGCCGCCAGCGGCTCCGCAATCGCGTCTGCATTGAAATAATAGCGCTGCCTCTTCGACAACAGAAAGATGTATTCGTGTGCCTTGGTGCAGCGGTCGCGGACGGACTCTGGCATTGGATTCGGCTTGTGCCAGATGATGTCTTGACGAAGGTACCAGCCATCCGCTTGCAGGGCGATGGCGACACGGGCGGGGATCATTAGGAGGTCTTTCGACTTCATGCCCGTCGGTGTGCGCTGATTACGGTCACTGATCTGCCGCATCGTGTTGCGTGTGCTGCCGACGCGAGCGGTCGCGGACACCCCTTTATCCGTGCCGCCGTCGCGGGCGTAAGAATCCCCCAGGTTCAGCCACAGTGTTCCATCGTCGCGCAGCACACGGCGCACTTCGCGGAACACGGCCACCAGTTTGGCAATGTAGGCGTCTGGGGTTTTCTCCAAGCCGATCTGGCCTGTCACCCCGTAATCCCGCAATCCGAAATAGGGCGGGCTAGTCACGCAGCAATGCACTGACTGGTCGGGCATGGTGCGAAGCATGTCGCATACGTCACCGCGAAGGATCTGGAATGATGTTGTGCGCACTTGCTTGGTGCTGTCGCTCATTCCGGTGTCTCCCCGGCCATCTCTCCGGCTAGTGCGATGTAGCCGGCAGCGTCAACCCAGTTGTCTGCGTGATCTGGATTCTGGCTGGCCCGCGCCAGCTTGAGTGCGGCCATCATCAGCGCAACGCGCATCGGGCTGACAGGGAAGCCCAGGATTGCGCTCCACATCTCGGCAATCACTTCGTGCATGTCATGGGCATCGCCGTGCGTCTCTGCACGGTCGCCATTGATCAGGCCCTTCGCAGTGTCGAGTATTTCATTACGGTTCATTTCAACGCCTCTCTGTGTGGTGCATGATCTCTCAGCGTGCCGATTCCTCATTTTTGAACACGCGGCGTGTGGCCTCGCGCACAAGATGGTCGAGCGCGAACTGGCACATCTCCTGTTTCAAGGTGGCGCACATTCCAACTTCGAGATGATATCGCCCCACTAAGTCCTCGCACATCAAAACAATCGCTTGGCATAGTTTTGGCTCGATGTCTCGCAGCGTCTTATAGCTTGAGATGCCGCTGTGCTTCACTTGACGATAAATGCAACAAAAGAGTGAGCGCGGGATGCGTTTGAATAAACGATCATTTCAACGCCTCCCGAATCATCGCCATGTAAATGTTGTCGGCGTTCACCGTGCCGGGGACCGCTGCGTTACCGGCGTCTATCATTTTCGCCGTCGGCTGGCGCATTGCCCGATCCAGCGCATTTTCCAGCACCTTCACGCGCTCGTCACGCTCGGCAAGCTGGGCGCGATATTCCTCTGCTGCATTGTAAAGCCCGTCAATATCGCCATCGTCCAGCATCCGGCCTAGCTTGATAAAATCCATCACTCCCACTCCTCGTGTGTCATGGCTTCACCCCATCGAACAAAAACCGCAGCAGCTTTGCCATCGTCTGCCCGTCAAAATTCTTGCCGTTCTCGACACGCGATAGCGTGGCCTTAGATATGCCGATTTTGTCGGCCATTTCTCGTATGCTGTAGCTGTGCTGCTGGCGGTGGTCATTTATGACTTTCCCAATTTTCATATCACCCCTCCTTGCTGGCAAGCTTAAACATATCGCGGCGCGTCAGAGAAACTTCCGCGCCGTTTGTCCCTCGCTCTATAAAATTTTCATACGCCGCCGCGTGTTCCCTCACCGCAGCAACCACCCCCGCCAGTTGAGCCTCCAGCACCCGCACCCGCCTGCGTAGGGCCTCATTTTCATCCGCAACACGGTCGAGGACTTCCTTCGCAACCCGCCTGTGTGTGTCAGTCATTCCCCCGCCTTTCTGGCCAGTCGTCACTCATGGTTTTCCCCCTTTCGCGGCAATCAGCCCAAGCTGCCGCATTCGCCGGGAAGCGGCGGCTGGCGTCGAGTAGCCAAGAGCCTCGGCTATCTCCGCCGTTGTCGAACCGGCACGGCACATCTCGCGCATGAGTCGGTCGCGCTTTTCAGTGTCATAGGGGTTTTTGTCAACGCCGACCTCGCGCCGCTTGCGAACTTGCACAGCGAACGGGGATTCCTTGGTCGCCGCCGCCTGACGCAGCCGGGATGCGTTTGAATAAACGATCATAATTTAATTCCTTCAATTGCAATAATAGTCAGCGACTATAGCATCAGGGCACGTTGCCTCCAACCGAATTCGCAACGCCGTCAGGGGCCTGCGTGATTACTTTGGTGCCCGGCGGGATGTCGGTGCCACCAGCCGGTGACTCGTTCATCGGGCCGTAGCAGTTGGCGAGCGTGACGCCATTAGTCGTCATGCGCGTTAGCTGGCACGGATAGCTCCACATGTTCGACATGCCGCCACCGGGTTCTGAGGTCGTGACGAACGTGCGCGGTTTCGCAGTGACAACCTCCCAGGTCGGGGCCTGGGGGAAGCTCAGGATTGGAGCGAACAGGCTCCAAACCCACCCCGGCTGCGAATCGCATGAGCCGTTCATCAGGTCCAGATCGGCAACGCTGTCGCCGGTCAGGACCGGACAGACCGAGACGCCCTCGTCAAAGGTCGTGCCGTTGACCACGATCTTGCTCCCGGTCGGCGTTGTGCCGCTGGCCGCGCAAAGGGCATAGGCCACATGGCAGATGCCTACGTTCGCGGCACGGAGCGGGTTGGCGTTCAGTAGCACGATAGCGGCGATTAGTAGGCGCTTAAGCATCTTGCGTCTCCTGGCTCATCTCAAAAAACTAGAACAGACATTATTGATTTAATCTGCACTTCCTCAACGCGGCGCGTCCAGCCCGTGCCGAACGTGTCGAAGGTCGTCAGGCCGCGCAGGAACTTGAGCCGTGCTTCGCACATGTCGTGGATGAGGCCCGGCGCAGGCACGGCTTGGATCGCGGCGAGTGTCTGCTTGCCCAGCACGCCGTCTGTCGTGACGCCGAGCGCCTGCTGAAGCAGTTTCACTGCGCGGGCTGGGCCGCTGTTGACCGCGCAGTCGAACACACAATAGTCGAGGCCGCGTTGAAGCTCATCGCAGTGCGCCGCTTCCCAAAATCGCTTGCGATAGATGGGCCGCACTAATGCAGGCGTGAGATCGCGCATATGCTCGACTGTTGCCGGCGCACCCGTGAAGTCTTCCCAGGCGCGTTTGGTCACGCCAAGGTTCGTGACGCCGCCGGAATCTTTTTCGTGATTCGAAAATCCGCCTTCATGCGCCAGGACCAGCGCGAGGCACTCGTCGAAGTTGTCGTTCATTTTGCAGCAACGCCCTTAATTTTCTCAAACGTCCGCAGGCCGCCCATACCCAGCATTGCGAACATCAACTCCCAGAGCATCCCGTCGAGCGATGGCGGCGTCGGCAGATTGACGCCAAAGACTGCGGCAGACCACAGGCCCATGGGCATGACAACAAACTGCCACGCAAGGGACGCGCCGCATATCCAGCCGATAAGCGGCCGCCAGCCGGCGACGAATAGGCTGCTGCTCTGCGCCTCGACTTCATTGATTTTGTTTTGCTGCGCGTCCCACTGCTGGAGCGAGTCGCGTAATGCAGCTTCGGCTTTGGCTTTTTCGGCAGGGTCCGGGACGAATTTGTTAATTACGGTTAAGGCAGCAGAGACGGCCTCAGCGACCCCGAACATTAGTTGATGCCGCGAATGATCAACGCGGCCATGCCCGTGATCAACACGCCGACAGAAGCCAGCATGCATCCCTCCATACGATTGATTCGCTGAATCAGCCCAATGTATCGCTCCGCACACACCGCTTCGTGCTGGCTAATTTCCGCAGCGACTGACGCCACCGTTTTGGTTTTACTCGGCATCGCCGCGCTCCTTGGCTGAAATTAGAATGTCGCGTAAAGCATCACGCGATTCGGGCGACAACGCACTGGCATCGATCACGTTGTGATCGATCTCGATAGCGCCGCCGTCCTTGCCGGTGATTTCCGTCGCGATCTTGTCGCCGTACTTTTTCGGCGCGAGCTTCGACAGGTACCAGCGGTTCGCGTCGAACACGAGCCGGTCACGCGCAACGTCCTCGCCGGTCATGACATGCGCGATCAGCCAATCGGCGCGATGCTCAAGGCCGAGATCACGAGCCCTCGCGTACTCCGAATAAAAATTGCGGTAGTTTTCAGCGGCCCACTTGCGGACGCAAGCGTCGACCGGCATGTGATCTGATTTGCAGATCGACAACAGCGACTCGCCTTGCCGCAGACGCTGGCACACCTCGTCCGCGATTTCTCGCGTAAATTTCGACGGCCTGCCGCGAGTGCGTTTCGGTGTCGGCAAATTGGGTTTGGTCTTGCTCATGCCGCCGAGCCTGACACGCGCAAGCCGTTTTGGCAAGCCCCTGACCCTATTTTGAGTTATCACGAGTTATCACGGGTTTTCACAAGCGCCTTGTGAAAACTAACCTATTGATTCAAAAGAGCTATTTGCAAAAAAAGAGGTTTTCACACGAAAATCCTAGAAACACCTTTTTTTGAATCAAAAATATCTGTAAAGAAGACCCCCCCCTCTCTCTCTACGCTAATACTATATAACTATAGTATAATACTTAATATTTGTAACAATTTCAATGACTTCGAGTTATCGCCGGTTTTCACATGCCGGTGTGAAAACTCCCCTATTGACTCGTGCGTTTCGCACGAGTATAACTCTCTCACCAGCCCGGCATGGGCGGAAACAAACAAACTGAGGATTTAAATCATGACCACCGTCTCCGCTCCCCGCTCCGCTCCCCGCACTCAACTAGACTGGTCCGACCTGCGCTCGCTGGGCCGCTCGGATAACGGCAATCGCTGGCACCCGACCGTCGAGTCGATCAAAACGTATTTCGACGGCTATCGCAGCCCGAGCCGGGCGTGGCCCAACTCCTACGCCAAAGCGGCCCAGACGGTCAAATTCGCTCGCTGGCTGCGTGCTAACGACGCGGCGCTCGCTGACCGCCTCGGCCTGATCTAACGCACCCTGCCGCAAAACTGAGGATTGAAATCATGGAAAAACACACCGTCACAATCGAGATCGAGGCCCAGGACCCGGCGGGCGACTGGCACTACCCGCTCGTCGAAATCACTGTCGATTACGAGCGTGAGCAGGCGGGCAGCTACGAGCCGGGCGGCCCGGACGCGCCCGAGGGCGCTCACGTCGAGTTCCTGTCCGCTAGCCTGCCCTGGCCGTACGAGGGGCCAACCCCGGTTGAATTTCTCAAACTACAAAATTGGGATATAGACGCCCTGGCGCTGGCGTACGTCGCAAAACACGCCGACCACATCATCGATCAAATCAGGAATTGAAAATCATGGAAAACATCGACCGCTTCAACCTCGAAAACTCCGGCGCTGGGATCGAGATCATCAACAAGGATGGCCTCGACCGCCTCCTGCAATCCGCCCGCAGCCTGGGCTACGGTCAAGCCATCAGCGACGTCCTCAGCGCCCTCGCGAAAGAGAGCGCGACTTGGGAACACGTCTGGACTGCTGAGGGCAAACACAGAGATAAGTTGCACCCGCAAACGCTGTTGCAAATACTGTTTCGCGTCGATGCGCTG